TTTCATAAAACGACCAGCAAGTTTTGGCTTGTCTGATGCGTTTATCTTAAAATGTACAACGGAGCACCTACTGTGGAGAGGGGCGATGATACGATTAAGAAAGTTGCAAGTAAGGATAAAACCACAATTAGCAGAAAACTCTTCCATGAAGTTCCTGAGTGCGGGTTGAGTAGATTGCGGATTAAGGTAATCAGCCTCGTCAAGAATAACATATTTACGACCGCCAGAGAATGATACAGTTGAGGCAAAGTTTTTAATTTCATTTCGCAAGGTATCGATGTTGCCATTCATCGATCCGTTAATAACGATATAAGTACATCCGAGTTCTTCAAGCATAGCCTTGGCGATAGTAGTTTTACCAACGCCAGGACCGCCTGTAAGAATTAGATTAGGAACATTCTTTTGGTCAACGAATTGTTGGAATGTTGCCTTTAAGTCTGCTGGAAGAATTGTGTCTTCGACAGTTTTTGGTCGATACTTTTCGACCCACAAAAAATCTTGTAGCATGTGTTCACCTTATCATAACATAAAAATATATTCTAACACATTGCATGTTAGAATGCAAGCGAGTGTTACTTAGCCACACTCTCATAAAGGGTCTCAACATCGTCTTGTTCTTGTTGGACCTCGGTGAAGTTTTGTTTGTGATAAATCTTTGCAAGTTTGCGAGTGTACTTTTTAGGCAACTCAAATTTATCTTCCACGCTAGTAAGAATGTCTTTAATCAAATCACGTTCCGCTTCAATGCGAGTAAGTGAATTTGAAATTTCAACAAGTGCATCCAGAATCTTTTTACGGTCCTCTGGAGAGGACGGAACAATCACATTACTCATAATATTAACCCTCGTACTTAGAACCAGCTTCAGTAGCAATCCAATATTCAACAGAATCTGTTGTGTGTTTGAAGTGCGAAATGCCTTTAGATGAAATTGCTACATCATAAGTTCCAGGAATCATCTTAAGATTTTCCGTATTAAAAATCAATTTGAAATTTGCTGAAGTCTCGCCAACTTTGATTGAGAAGTTATCTGAATCTGCATTCTTAACATCAAGTGCAGAGATAGAGATTTCACTACCATCACCAACAACTGCAATGTTTGGAAGACCCAAGATGCCAGACAATTTCAATACTTGATTCATATCGTCTTTTGTCAATCGAAAATTCACTTCGGCATTTTCGATCTTAATCTCTTTTGCTGGTGGTGCAACAATCATAGAATCATCCGCAAGACCATAAGTAGTTTTAGATGTGCCAGATTTGATTGTGAGATTATTTGCATCAGTATTGATAACAATCTCAGGATCAGTCAAGGATCCACAAAGAGATAGAAAACGATTCAAGTCATAAATGACAAAATCTTTTTCAAAGTTTTCTTTGATGGTTGCTTTGCCTAGTACGTTCTGTCCTTTAGAGATAGTTCGTACCACAGAGCCTTCTTTAAATTGCATACCAGCATTGATATTTGCAAAGTTCTTTAAAACATTAATTGTTGATTCACTTAGTTTCATTTTGATTTCCTTCAGTCAAGTCATGTACGTGTAGCATGATTATAGCATAGTGTAAAATTTTTAGCAAGTCTTTACGATTTCGTCCGTCCTTCTTGCCATACCTTTGTGCATATTTCAGCACGTTTCCAATACAGAATCCTTCACCATGCCCACCATCAATGATGAATTCTGTTGCTTGAAATTTGTCACGGGAGTAATGTTGTCCATATGTTGCATCAATGTAAGACTTCAGTTCATCCAAAGTCTTATCTTCATTATAACGATAGTCAATCATTTACACACCATTTCCTCTTTTAGGAACCTTATCGCCCGCTGTTGGCGATGCATTGATAGAAGCCAATGCCGCTAATGATCCACCAAAGATATAAGTGCCCGCATGTTTCAAACGCATCCATGGAAGCAACCAAATCTTTCCGCCAGCTTTACGCATCCATTGACAGAACATATAGTCTTCAGACAGATAACGTTTTGTGTCTGGACAAATAACGCAATCAAAGTAAGCCATGATTTCTCTGCTACCATCAAAGTTTACTGTACGTGCGTGATCTGGTTTGTACTTCTGCATCGGGAATGCTTTATCAAATTTTTCTAATGCAGTACGCTTAATCAACATAAATCCAGTTCCGCTTTCTTTCACTTGAACTGGCTCATCAAGTCGGAACGTTTTTGTGTCTTCTGCTGGATTGAAAACGTAGTCGCCAACAAACTCTTCCAATTGATTTGGATTTTGATCTGCAAAGCCTTTGTCTACTGCTGATTTGATTTTCTCCCAAGAAATTGCTTTCTTTGGATATGGACCACAAATAACGTCCATGTCATCCCTAGTGATTGCATGGTGCATCATAACAAAAATGTCTTGTGCTTCAAAATGAATATCGCTATCAATGAATAGCATGTAATCCATTTCACTTCGGACAAACTCATCTGCCAAATAATTTCTAGCACGTTGTACTAGTGATTCATTGAAGATAAAAAATAATCGTGCTTCAATTCCATATTTGGTGCAGAGTACCATTAAGTCTGAAACTGCTTTTGTATATGATCCATGGCATTGTCCGCCATACATCGGTGTTGCAATAAACAGTTTCTTTGTTCTTAGTTGTTCAATGTCAATTTCAAATTGCATAATTTCTCCATATTATTAAAATTAATCTCACTATTATATATAAAAAAAGAGGCTACGTCAAGTAGCCTCTAAAGGCATTACTGCCAAGGAGATTTAGAACGGTACGTCATCAACTGCTGGCGCAGGTGTCACTTCCGTAGTAGGGTCGATACCAGCATCAATCTTGGTATACAAATCAAGGAATGATGTTTTGGTTTCTGCATCAAAGCGGTTGATACAGTACTTGATTGCTTCCATCTTATCATTGAAGATAGTGTAGGCTTCGGCAATGTGAGACAAACGGCGAGTGGAAATCAATTCATCAATAGCACCTTCTTCGAAAGTCTTACGAATGATATCAGCCCACTTCACAAGATTCTCTGCAAATGCTTTGTCATCAATGCCAAGGCTGGTAAACAACTTAGTCAAAATCTTTGTTTCAACTTTAGTATCGGGATACTCTTGCTCAACTGTAATTGGGAAACGTTCGAGAAACGCATCATCAAGAATCGTTGCCGCCATGTAGCGACCAGACTCATCACCTTTACCTTTGGTGTTTGCAGTAGCGATAACGTTGAAACCTGTAACTGGTTCAACAAATTCACCAGTCTTCTTAACGAACAAACCTTTGCCTTCAAGCACACCTTGCAAGCACATTAGTTTATTTGAACCACGATCAATTTCATCAAGAATCAAAACAGCACCAGACTTCATTGCTTGAACAACTGGACCATCAAACCACTTTGTCTCTCCGTCAATCAAACGGAAGCCGCCAATCAAATCGTCTTCATCAGTCTCAGGTGAAATATTCACACGGAGACATTCTGTTTTCAATTGGGCACAGGCTTGTTCGACCATGAAAGTCTTGCCGTTACCAGAGAGACCAGAAACGAATACTGGATAAAATTTCTTTGATGCAACAATGCGTTTCATGTTGTCAAAGAATCCAAAAGGAACATACAATGAATTCACTTTAGGAATAATTGCACCCTCTTGCATACGTGCGACAGAGGACATTTTTGCTACTGCCTTTGCAACAGGAGCCATGATAGGTTGTGTAATTGGCATAGCAGAAACTGGATCGGATTTGACTAGTGCAAGACCAGCCATGTTAACATTAAATTCTTGGAGGGGCAATTCGTATTTGCCACGACCACAACGGTACTGGTCGGCTTCGAGCCAGAAGTGGCGCTTGCTACCAAGTTCTTCAGAAAGTGTCACCAATTGCTGGCGGGTCACAACGGCACCGAAACGTTTAGCGGCTTCGGTAACGAATGTAGCCTTTTCACTTTGCGTAATCATAATATAATTGCCTTTCAGTTAAAAATCAATTTCAATACTAGTAGTATAACAGAGTATTTATGGCAAGTCAAGAGGTATTTTGACTGTTGTTTTTACGCAACATCAAGCAATTTCCTTGATTACCTTAGAGAGAAGAACACGGTTTGTCAAACGGTTTTGGTTCATTTTCATAAATGCGCCTTTCAACTTACGTGCGGAAACATCTTTGGCTTCACCAAGAATGTCACTTAGCGAATCATCATCGGTAGACAAATCTTCACCACCAGGAATCAGAAAATATTCTGAGTATCCATATCCATTGACAGAGAAAAACTTTTCATTACGAAATTGTTTGTATCCATCATCAGTCATTATCATATTGAAACGTGACATTGCATTTTGGAAGTAACGTCTGCTTTTTGGCAAGATATAGAATCCAATCAAATTGCAACCAGTACGATCTTTTAGAATTTGCAATAGCGTTGGTGTTACACCTTTGTCACTTACACGATAATTTTTTGCGGAATCTTTGTCTTCAATATAAGATACTGAACGATAGTCAGACGGTCCGATACGGGTTGAACGATTATCACCAGATGAAGTCCACATTGTACTGCTGTCTTCTCCGTCTGTTAAAAAGATAACATTCACAATTTCAGACCGAGTACGTTTACGAAAATCATTCACTACATTAGATGCGACTTGAATTGTTGCATTCAATGGAGTACCACCAAGACCCATACCTTCTTTGATATAACTTGATTTGTAATTTCTACGATAACTTGTGTAAGGCTTGTATGCATCGGCAACGTTCAACAAATCATTTGCAAATTTGCGATACGTTTGATTTTTCATACTGCTAGACAAAATATTCATCAAAGAAAAATAGTCAATGTCTAATTGATTAGGTTCCATATCAATAGATTGATTTGGTCTGTCTATCAAATTCTTTCTATACTCAGTACTGAATGCATAAACATCAAAAGGAATATTCACTTTGCGGCAGAAGGTTGTCATTGTAATCAACTGTTCGATTGTGCCAGACATATTGTCTACCATAGAACCAGACCAGTCAATGAACATCACAATGCCGTGATTCTTACCTTGTGCAACTGCACCGATCTTGCGGAAGATATCATCATTGAATTTGTAAGTGTGCAATTTGTTGGTGTCAAGTGTACCAGTATCGGAGACTGTTACACGGCGCAACTCAGCCGCTTTCTTTTTCATTTCGAATTCTTTTACAAGATAAGCAATTGGATTCTTATTCTTGGCCTCAAATTTCATTAGCAAAGTAGAATCATAACGCTCATGCGCTTCCAATTCTTCATTATCAAAGAATGATTCATCAAAGAATTTCAACTCTTTAAAAGGAATAATATAATTCTTTAAATCGATTTTCTTTTGACTAGCAATCTTACCAACATTAATTTCTTTTGTTTCTGCAAGACCTTTTAATGCTTGCTGAAATTTTTCATCCGTTACAGATTTAACTTCATCACCATATACCTTCAACTCATTGGGCATTGCCTGTTCGAATGTTGGCGTATTAGAGTAACCATTGTCAAAGCGGTCTTCTGATTCATAATCGTCATCATCTTCACCATTATCAGAACCAGAACTATTTGAATCTCCGTCATCATAATCTTCGTTATCATCACCGAAAATATCATCACCAAAATCTTCATCATCGAATTCGCCATTCTCTTTGCGCTTTTCGAATTCTTCTTTAGCCTCTTGACGTTTTTGGTCTAATTCTGCTTTGCAAAAATCATACAAACGTTCGGTGATATCTTTCACCTGTTCAAACGAATCTGCCGTTTCAACTTCTTTAACGTACAGCATTTCTTCGGCATTGAATTTAATGCCTGCAATAGCACCAAGTTTAAAATGCAAATTGATTCTATCAATCAACATCATTGCGTTTACATCTTGACCTTTGATGCCAAAGAAGTCACGTTCAGTAAATTGACGATATGCGATAGCCATTGGCTTACGCAAACCTGGATAGCGATCCTTCATTCTACGTTCGACCCTTGCGTCCTCAACAACATTCAAGAATGTAGAGAATGCAGAACCGCCAGCCTTAGCAGACTCAACGTATGATTGTGGTGTGTCTAATGCGTGACCCACTTCATGCCCGACCAAAAGGTCTGTCATTTCTGGAGTGGTGTCATTCATAATGGGAAGAGTAAGACGGCGATTCACGATATCGAATGATGCAGTTTGCACCTTGCGATATTCTACCGAAATATTCTCTGTAGCAAGTAACTTTGCTAGAGTGGATTTTGAAATTTGTTTATTAAGCATGTATGTATCTTAACTCAAGTGGATTGAAATGTCAAGCGGTTTCTGCAACAGGCTGTTGCACAATGGCAACAGTCTTGGGACGGATGATAACTGTCTGTGGCACTTCAATATCGTTTTGTTTATAGTAGCGGTGCATTTTTACTGTAGCGGTGATAGTGGCAGTCTCGCCTTCAGCCGGGAAATCTGCATTGCCGCTGAATACGATAACGTTGCCATCGGCATCTTCACAGATACGGAGAAGACTGGTGCCAGAATCAGCCCAGTAAAATTTGGGACGGTCAACTACAATTGATTTTTTAACTGTTAGAGTAACAGTAATCTTTTTCTTTTCGGTGCCAACGAATGTACGTGTAGCGTTTTTCTCTGCCGCTTGTGCAATCCATTGCGCTTTACGTTCGGCTTGAGTGGTGATAGACTTACGTACAGCAAGGACTTGTTTTTCTGTCAACTTACCATATGTGTTCAACGAACCAAGAAGGTTTGAGTAGAACGAATTCTTTTCAGAATTGTTAACAAGGAATTGAACAATATCGCCAGCATCGGGATACGTTTTATAGAACGTTTTGGTAGCATTGTTTATGATGTTGCGCTTGATAGCGGCTTCATATGCGGCAGGATGTTCAACGTATGACATAAGTTCCTTTGTAATCTCAATCTATATATAGAGTATAGCACAGTAGGAACGAATGTCAACGATTATTTGATGTAGTGTTGCATCAAAACAACATATTTGTGTGAAATAAAGGGCTTTTCCTCAAAATCAAACGAAAAAACCCTTTAGAATCAACGATCTATAGAGGTGTTTTTGACAATTTAAGAAAAAAATCTAGTTAAGCTAGATTGGTTGATGTTCAATGTTCCATTTTCTTGTGAAATATTATAATTAATTGAATTTATGAAGGCATCTAAAGAATACTTTTCCGATAATTCAAAATGATTGTCAATTCCCATAGTTTGTATAGGTAAAAACATGTCATAATGTCCATCATTAATCATTCTGTCAAATGCTTCAATAACAATTTGTCTGGATGTTATTGCGGATATTGAATTTTCTCTGAATGCGAACACCGCAATAAATCCTAATTTGTAATGTGGGTGTTTTCTTTTTAAATCTATTGATGAACCTAGTGCTTCTTCAATACGATTATTTCTAGCTTTAATAATATTTTTTGCAGTAAATGTCTTATATTCAATTGCAACGTCAATATCGGAAAAATGCATATCCCAGTTTTTTCTATTACGATATGCACCCGTTATAAACGATTGTGGAATGCCTTTAGCAGATATTTTTTCATTCAAGTAATCATTCAATTTACTAAAATGATTGTCGCCTCTAATTTTGAAAGTATCTTGATCGTTACCTACTGTATTCCAATAATGGTTCAGCACTTCATTGATTGAAGTCATGGCTTATAAAAAACAAAGATTGGTTCATACTTCAACCACATCCCGTTTACTTTGCAAAAATTCTTTGCTTTAGGTAAACCAGTATCAGGGTCGATACGATTGCCGCCTGGCATTTGTGCTAGTGCCATCTTAACGACACCTTTGAATTGCATACCGAGCGATTCTAAAATGTCTTTGCTATCTTTTTCAAGTGGCAACATGTCAGCACCAAACTTAGCATCAGCAATATTCCAAAGTAAGTATCTGTCATTACGCAAATACTCAACAGCAGTCTCTAGCGTTGGACGTAAGAAGCCTTCACGCCATGCATCATAGCCAGTAAACTTTTTATACGATTGCGTTGGGTCTTCACTATACGCTTCCTTAGCAAAGTAAGGAGGGCTAGTGAATACCATATCTAAAATGCCCTTGTACGTTTGGAACGAACTATCATCTCTGACAACTTCTGAACCAAGCTGAAAAATTTCATAAGTGTTGGACTGTTCAAACAAAACTCCTTCGTTCTTTGCGGAGTTATAGAAATTAGCCAAGTCGGCATATTTAGTACTAGTAGTGCCACCATCGCCATCAATAGTGTGATCGGTATTAGGATCAGTACCCACATAGTGTAAAGGAAGAGAAGTGCGAGAAGCCATAGCACCCAAAATACGCCCACCCCAACCAGAAGAGGGATCGTAAACAACAATTCTGTCTTGGTTCTTAACGTGTCTAGTAAATTTTTCATAAAGAAGTTTTGCAGTCAAAGGTGGGAAGTTAACAGCATATTGGCACCACGATACACGGAATGCTTTCAAGCCGACAGGAAAAATCTTTTGTCCATACTTGTACATACGCAGACGATACTTCTTCTGGTCATGCGACTTGATGTTCATTGTAGATTTAGATGGAATTGTATCTAGAATATCTTGTGTCACTTCAAGATACTTTGCGTCTTTAAGTTTTTCATTGTAGCCACTATACTCTTCGTCATCATCACGACTCTCTACCCAATAATCATAACCATACTGGCGAATGTTGTTATCTTCAAACCAACGAACGAAATCGTTACCATTCTTAAACTTTACATTGTAAGAACCAACATTGATAATCTCATTGACTTTGATTGTGTTTGAGTAAGCATAAAACGAATCACGCTTGAAGTGTCGCTTAGAATATTTCAATGTCTTCTCAAGCAATTCATCTTTTAGAAAGTGGTCATAGATTGAAAGTCCATCGTCATTCTTTGTATAGTTGATGCGTGTCTTCATCATGGTTGGGAACCATTGATTAGCGGCATTACCAACTACGCTAGTATTTCGAATTACATCTTTCTCACCAGTCAATTCATCTACATGTTCAAATTCATGCACAGAGAATCCATACATCTCTTTGAATTGTTTTTTGATTGCATCTTCATCCCAACCAACTCTAGGTGGTTGACCCATAGTGTCCCATGAGTGTACAACTGCTTTACGCAAATCGATGAACCATTGACGAAATTCGTCTTCAGTCATCCATTGTACTTCTTCAAATGTCTTGTTCGTTTCGTGGTTCAGTAACCAATCATTACGCTCATAAAAATGTTTTGTCATGTTATTTGTTTTACAGTTATTCCGCATTTATTTAGGAAACGAATACCATCATCATCACGGTAGTCTTCACCGTAAAATACTTCTTTGATACCGCTTTGAAATATCATTTTAGCACAATCTATGCATGGAGCGCAAGTCACAAACATACTTGCACCATCACCACTCTCGGTAGACTTTGCTAGTTTTGCTATTGCATTAGATTCTGCATGGAGAACTTCAGCTTTTGTTTTGAGTACGGGACCTTCATGGTTATGCCCAACAACTTGTTCACAATTGTTATCCCATCCACTTGGCATACCATTGTACCCAATAGAGATGATGCGGTCATCTTTTACGACAACCGCACCAACATGCTTTCGTACTGCACTACTATGTTCTGCAAACAGTCTTGCAGTTTTCATGTATGTGCCTAAATATTTTTCTTTAATCATTATCAAATTTTTCTGTCTGTTCAAAACGTCTTTCTTGAATCGTTTTTTCTTTCCACACTTTTCTAGGATTTGCACACATCACACAATTGGGATTACCACAATCTAAGACATGATGTTTAGCTAATTGATGCGGAGATTCAACTGGTATGTTATATGCTTTTGCAATTTTTAATTGCTTTCGTATTGCATTTTCGTCTTCAAGGATTCGTTTAGATTTTTTAAATTTATCTTCTTCGTTACTCATGTTCGACTCCTTCGAATATTAATTAAGCTACATTCCAGATTAGTGCGCCTGGTTTCCCGCTACTCACTACAAACTGCCAAAGTTTAGCATCGTAGTATTTCTCAGATGGATATGGAGGTGCTTGACTCTCTTCTACTACTTGGTCATACTTGTAAGGTGAACGCATAGTAATAGCACGACCCTTTTCATAATCACTCATCTTGTGTCCAATCTCTACTGCATATGCAGGCACATCAGGAAATGCCATTTGCAATCCACGATTCAATGTTCCGCTTGATGCAACAGTCCAAATCTCTGTTGGCTTGATATTTAAATCTCTAGCAACTTTAACAATCGATGCAAGCACAGATGGATGTTCTAACCCCAAAGGCAAACATTGTCTATGCTTTGTATCTTCTTCTTGATAACGTCTTGCTCTTGCTTTAGTCACAGTAAGCATACCATTGTCAACCCAATGAATAGTACCGCCAAGGTCCAATACTCTTTGCTGATGCCATGTAGGCTCTTTGCGTTTAGCCATAAAGAACGTTGCTTTTTTTCCATAGAGATTACACACATAGGTTAATGATATAGGACCCCAACCAACTTTGTTTGCACCACCAAAGACCCATTCGTCACATTCGGTAGTCTTCACAAGATGGTCAATGAATCGACTCTTACTACCATACTCTAATAAGTCATCACGCACAACATGAAAGCCATGGTGCATCTCAACTATCGGTGCAGGGTTTGGATCTTTCCATCCTTCTATTATATCAGAAATTTCTGACGGATACAAGCGACTCATACAGTTCTCCTTCAGAAATTACGTCTATGACTAAGTGAATTCTATTATCTGTTCCATTGTTGATTGCTTGATGTGGCTTACGGGTATCTAAGAACCACAAGTGCCCAACTTCCATATGAACTTTTTGTGCATTACCTTTTGTATCCCATACAGTAAAAATCATGTTTGGATTAGTAACGATTGGAATATGCAGTCTTGCAAGTTTGCCTTTAGAGCCACCAGAATCTTTATCAACTTGATCGGTGTGTCGTTCAAGTTCTCCACCACCAGGTTTCAATTGCATGAAACGGACACGATGCACTTCTTTATATTTACTTAGCAACTCACGCACTTCAGGAAACATATCATAGAGTGGTGTGTCTTGCAATTCAAATTTTATGTCTTTGTTTTTTTCTTTCCAGTCATCACTCATCTCTGAAGGCTTTGTAATGAATTCTGGTTCTGGACGATACCCACGTAGTGACAATGCAGACCATGCTTTGTCTTTGTTGTAGTTACTGTAATGATTTGTGAATGCAGGTAACGTTGCTAACTTAGCAGAAACAGATTCAATAAACTCTGGTGTGATTGTACCAACATTCTTGATGCTTAGATATTCGGTCGATTCTACTTTAGGAAACGAACGTGGAATAGGACTGTTACTCTTAAAATAAATTGCATGTACTTCTCCGTATGTTGTAATCTTCGGACCAACATAACAGAAACCTAACTCTTCAGCTAAGTCACAATGCGCTTTGTTCTCTGCCCATACAGTTAACCAAAAATTGTTTCCCGACAATACAGAAATTTGTTGTTTGATAGTATTGATGTTGCCCGAAAGTTTTCCAATCGAAACATCACCTTTTAATTTTGTTGCAATAACTGTGTCGCCATGCATCGTAATGTCTGATGCAACTTTGTTTACTGTTACGTCAATCATTGCGTCACCAAGCAAAACAAGAGTTCCTTTTTTCAAAGACTCTGCAATGTTGTTCTTCTTATACTTCGCAAAAGGAGATAACGTATATGCATTGTAGTCTGCATACTGCGCTTCAAGTCCCTTAAGATAGTCTATGTCATATCCATGTTGCCAAGGTTTCATTATTTTACCTTACGTTTTAAAATCATTCTCTTGCGTAATGCACGTTGTGTTTCGTGCTGTGAAGCCTTTTGAGTATACACCTTTCCAAGCATATGGTCAAACTCATGCAATGCAATTCGTGCTGTCATGCCAATGAATCTATCTGTGGTAGTTTCGCCATCTACAGTTTGATATCGAATGCGTACTGCATCTGGACGTTTAACACTTAAGAATAAAAGAGGATAACTTAAACATCCTTCTTTCATGGAGATTTCTTTATCGGATACGTCAACAACTTTAGGGTTGAATACCGCAAATGGTTCATCACCCGTTCGCATTACAAAAACCTTATATGGAATTCCAACTTGATTTGCTGATAAGCCAAGTCCATCTTGTGATACCATTTTATCATGCAATGCTTTTGCAAGTTCTTTTGGATCGAAAGGTGGATTTTTAAAATCAAAATCCAAACATTCTTCATGCAATACTGTTGCCGACTCCGACACTAATTCAAGGTTCATGTGATTCTCCCAATACATAATTCTCTGCAAAATTTTCAGCTTCATCTATACTATTAAAGAATGCGACAAAGTATGAACCAAATTCATTTCTTGCTCTTACTTTATAGAACCCCTCATCAAGATGAACGTGTGCTTCTCTGTCTACATCTTTTCCATAATATTCACTCAATATTTTCATTTTGTTATCCTTGAAAAATTATTTACCTTTTCAAATCTAATCACATTTGCAAACTTGTCTTGCAGAATATCACCTTTGTGTGATATGACAAACAAATTAGAACCTTCAAGCATGTTTAGAATCTTCATCAAGTCTTCTGTACCATTTGTGTCTAATGATGAATCAAAGATTTCATCAAGTATCAATATGTTTGTGCTGGCGCTGTTCTTCAGTTTGGCAACTGCTCTCCACGTCAACATCAATGCCATATCGATTCGTTGTTTCTCACCTTCGCTGAATGATGCATACGTAAAGTCATCACGATGGCGAGATTTAATTGTTTCTTTGAATGACTCATCCAAATTAAAGTTCACAAAGAAATCTAATGATGCAAGATACTTGTTAACTAACTTGTTGATGACTGGTATGTATTGACGAATGATTTTCGTTTTGATACCCGTATCTTTCAGCAAGTTCGTTGCAACTTCATAATACAATCTTTCTTCAGCAATAACTTTAATTTTAGATTCTAATTCTGCTAGTTCTGCATTCAACGTTGCAAGTTTTTCTTGTTCGGCAGTAACATCATCTTTAACAGAATTCAATCGTTCAATCTCTTTATTGATATTATCAACGTGTCTTTTGTTTACTCTAATCTCACTTTGTTCAAATGTCAACTGCGAATTCAATGTTTGAATTTGTTCAGCAATCGTTTCAATTTCAACAAGCCTATCATTAACGACACTAAGTTCATCATTAACTTTTTTCAGCGCATCTTCAACTTCGGCAAGTTTTTTATTTCGCTCTTCTACGATATGTAGTTTATATTCGGTTCCAATGACTTGCTTACATGTGGGGCAATCATCATTGTTGTGATAGAAATCAATATCTGTATTAATTTTCTTATGTGTCTTTTTTAAGTTCTGTGCTAATGTAGTGAATTTAGATATCTTTGCGTCAACTTTAGATTTGTCTGAAATTTGTATACACGTTTCTGACAAATTTGTTTGTAGTGTGGCACATCTAGTTTCACTCTCTGCAATCAATGATTGTGTGTTAGCAATGTCTTGTTGCTTAGATAGAATCTGAGTTGCATTGTTCTTGTTCAACGAATCAATAAATTGAATTTGGTATTGAATCTTTTCACTCTTCAAGTCTACTGCATACTTTGACTGCGAATGTTTTTCTTTCAACAAAAGAAACTTATCTTTGAGAACACTATTCATGCGTGAGAAGATTTGAATGTCCAACAAGTCCTCAATGATAGAACGTCTATCGCTTGCAGACAATTGCATGAATGGAGTAAATGATGCTGAACCCAAAACAACAATTTGAGTAAATGATTTGTAGTTGAGTTTGAGAATGAATTTTTCTAGATGTTCTTGATAGTCTTTGACTGCGGCATCTTGATTGACTAGATGCCCGTTGCAGTAAATCTCAAACACGTTTGGTTTGATACCACGAACAATTTTATATGATTTGTTGCCTGTGTCAAATTCAATTTCAACTACAGCATCTTTACCATTGATAGTATTTACAAGTTGTCCTTTGTTGATACTACGAAATGGTTTGCCGAACAAAACAAACGTCAATGCATCAAGCATAGTCGATTTACCAGAACCATTAGAGCCAACAATCAATGTAGTATTGTTATTGTCTAATTTAAGTTCAGTAAAAAAGTTGCCAGTGCTTAGGAAGTTTTTCCAACGTAAATTACGAAAAATTATCATTCAATGTTTTCTGTAGATAGTGCCTCAACATAAAGTTCACGCATTAATGTTTTAAGTTTATTTGGATCATTGATACTCAAACTCTGCCCATCAATAAATTTAGATAGAATAGACATGGTGTCTTCAGCTTGATTAACAATGTCATCATCTTCTGTTTCACTAAATTCGGTAAAGTCTTCAACGATTGTAACATCGATTGGACCCACTTTATATATTTCATCGACAAGTTTTTCAAATAAGTATGGGTCTTGTTTATTAACAACAACAACTTTCACATAAGCATTTGCATACTTAGAGAAGTCCATATTCTTCAAGTCTTCAATTTTCAGTTTATCAACACCATCATCATAGTTGACTTTGTAAAACATTCTATGAGGATTGTTTACATACTCGACCTTCATGCTTTCAGTATCTAAGATAGCAAATTTCTTTTGATCTTGATAGTCTGACCAAAAGAGTTCGTATGGAGTTCCGACATACGTGATGCTGTCGTGTTCGGAGAACGTATGATAATGCCCGCTGAATACTCTATTATAGTTGCTTAGAAACTTATAGTCAATCCCATCATGGCTATCTACACCTCTAGACAATGGGAATCCTGAAAGTTCAAAATGTCCCATGCACATTGCTGAAGTGCTGTTCTTGATAAACTCAAAGATTTCTGTTTCGTTGCTTTTACAAATCCATGGTATCATATCAATGTTGATGCCATCGACTTCTAAAGTGCCATGTGTCTGCCACAGACGAACGTTGTGATAGTCACGCAACAATAAGTCTGGAGAATTAACTTCAAGACTTTCTTTCCAAAAAATATCGTGATTGCCAATCAATGCATGAAGTGTGATGCCTTCTTCAACGCATCTGTCAAAGAAGTATCTACGACTTTCCATCAGCGAATGAAAGTTGATGTACTTGCGTCTATCAAACAAATCACCAAGCTGAATGATTGTTCTCACACCACGATGTTTCAGTTCTGGAAAGAATGTTTCATCATAAAATTTTTCATAGTAAGCATGAAACGCTTTGGAGTCATTTCTAACACCAAAGTGCGTATCACCTAATAGACATATTCTCATACTTTCGTTGCCCCTGCTTCTTCATTGTTGTACCTAAAGACTTGTCAATTATATCACGAATCGTAGTCAAATGCAAGACGGCAGTTGATCTTAAGTCTTGTGGTGAACGTTTATTTTCAACAATCTTTAGCCAATTTTCAAGTTGGGCTGGAATGGGAGTTTGCATCATTGATCTCCAAAAATTCATCAAACACAGTATTGCCAGTGGACTTTTTCTTCCTAGGCTTTGCGCTGGCAATTTTTTTCTCTTTGTTTGCTTCAAATGCATTAATAAAATCACTAATGAATTCTTCGCTATAAGAATCGTGAAGCACACCATTGAGTCCAGCAGACACGTATTCTTCACCATTGTTTTCGATGAGTGAATTTATGATAACGTTGTCCATGCTCTTGTACTTGATGTACAGATGCTTTTTCTCTTTTTGAATTCTACGCAAGAATGCATAGTAAATGATTTGGGTAAAGTATGCAAATGGATTCTTAGATTTCTCAGGATCAAAGTTATCAATGTACAGTAGACAGTTTTCAATACCATCAGATACCATATCTTCTTTGAATGTGTAGTTTGCAAAGTTTGGTTTACGTGCTAAGTGCGTTGCAATCTTAAACAAACATTCACCAATGTACTCGGGTACTCTTGGGCGTTCTCCGTTTGTTTCTTTAGCTTCTAAAACAGCCGCACGAAATATAACCATCTCTTTTAAGAAACTTTCATTGTTTACGTAGTGTTTTACCTTTGTTGCTGGTATGGCAGTAGTGTTCATAATTTACCTCAATGTGTTGACAATCACTTGACAATAGTGTATTATTACTGTGTCCCTTTGATAAAGACTTAGTTAATGTATAGTCTGTGTGTTAGCAGATACAATAGCTAATGCTCTCATCCTCTCAATTTCTTCTCTCACCTTTTCTTCAGAATCAAACTCTTCCCTAAGAGTATTGAACTCTTCATTTCTATTCTGAACGACAATATTCTCTTCATGCTCTCCAGCTTCAAACTGATTGTATAATTCGGTATAGACTTCCAATACATCATCAGTTGCTTCAGACACCGAAACGATGCTCTGCTTAAATATTCTTGAGGGTATCGTAAAATTAATTAATGGATCCCACTTCATCATAGACATGTGAAATACATTTTCTTCTAATGGTTTCGGAATAATAACAACTCTCATCGGACGATGAATCTCAATGAAGCCTTTACTCTCTTCAACGATGTTGCCTATAACAGTATCACCGCTTGTCAGTTTAAGTATTTTGCAAAGCATTATTCTTCCTTTAAATTTAACGTGTAAATTTTATATTCAAACTTTTCATCGTTGTAAATTTTCATTCGTTCGATAAAATGCTCTAATGTAAAATTCTTTCTACTCTTATAAGTCATGTCATCTGATATGTCATATAGAATAGCTTCTTTTTTATTATCCCCTAAACGCAATCCTCGCCCAATAGACTGTAGTGTTCTAATCTTACTCTTGCTTGGTGAAGCAAAAATAACATTGTGTAGATTACGAATATTGATACCAGTAGAGAATGTTCCATACGATGCTACGATAATTGCATTCTCTTCATCTTCAGTAATTCTACGAACTTCTTCTCTTTCATCTACTCCAACAGCACCATGAATAAAGAATACAGGTCTATTTTCTTCTACTGCGTCCTTAAGCATATTATACAATATTCTGCCGTGCTTGTCAACGAATTGATATAGTAGAAGAGTGTTACCTTCTAGACTCATAGCCAAATTTCTAATGAATCTATTACGTGACGGCTTACCTACAATATAATTTATCTCATCTTGATATTTAAAATTCTTACCTAGCTTACACGATTCTTCATTATGCTTAAGCACTAACGCTTTAATTCTAAACTTCGCTAATCGTCCAGAGTCAATCAATTCTTTTGTTGTTGTAATCTGTTTGACTTTACCGAACAACCCCTCTAAGACTAATCGATGTGTCTGCGTTCCATCTAGCGTACCTGTCAGACCAAATCTATACTTGCACTCTGTTAGTTTTGTTAGAATTGATATCAACGACTTTGCTTTAAATAAGTGCGCTTCATCTCCAACAACTAATTCAAATTCTTCGAACCATTCTTTTGGCATCTTGTAAATTGACTGCCATGTAGATATGACAATGGGGCAATCAGTTTGTTTGCTTGCACCTGACATGATCTGGTGTATGTATTTATCACTCTCGAATCCATAGTCCTCAAAGTCTTTGTATAGCTGTGCGACAAGTGAGATAGTGGGAACAATGATGAGAGTCTTGCAATTTAAATATCTCGCAATGAGATATATGATAAGCGACTTACCTGATGCTGTGGGTGATACTAATAAATTTCTTCTGCTACGTACTGCATGAATGAATGCTTGAATTTGATAGTCTCTAACTTCAAATGGTATGCCTAGAGTATCAATGAAGTCTTTTGCTTCTGCTACAGAGAATTCATCATACGTTTCTACTGATTCATCAAATTCAATTACATAGTCACGTTCTTTAGCAAACTTTTCTAAGTATGGAATCAAACCATAATAGATTTGTCTGTTCTGAGAATTGAATAGGCGTATTTTTCCATCCCACACTTTGTTTCTAAATGCGGGCATGAATTTATAACCGGGAACGTAGAACGTGAAGTATTCATTCAACTCCATTGCATCGGAGTTCTCACACTTGATGTGTGCGTAGACTTCATCTACTTTTGAGATATAGAGTTTATTGTACACCTTGCGTAAACTTCTTCCATTCTATAGCATTCTTAATCTGAAAATTGCGTTGGTTGACGTTCTTAAGTACTTCTTCTAAAAACGCTAACTTTTCTTTTTGATTGATTATGCGAACATTGTTGTGTATAATATCTTTATCAGAGTCAAGGTACATATCAACCTCATTCTTCATCAGACGTTTAACGAAAGGCTCCCAATTGAGTTCGTCAAGTTCTTCTTGTGAAAGTTTTCCATTGTAATACTCATACTTCTTCAAAGATAAATCTTTGCTTTGAAACTCAAGTGCTTTGAGTTTGCGTCTTTCATCAAAATAAATTTTGAGATATTTACTGTGTAATTCTGGTATCTTTAAAGATGCGATACCCAACTCTGTGGAGTCAACTGTAGCGTCTAGTCTCCACTCTTCCATCATTTGATCTAACGTCATAATAATTCCTCAAGTCAATATTCGTATTCATCATAATAACACATTCCTAGGCAAATGTCAAATTTTTATTGCTTCGTAATATCCATAGTTAAACGTTGCAGTAGCAGTAATAAAATCTTGTGAATTATCGGATGATGTAAAATTCATCTCTCCTAATTCGGTAGGATACAAATCAATAAAATTGAATTTAAAATTTGGATTATTTGAATTCGTTTTTACGTATAGAGTAGCATCAGATACTGGATTGATAGTGGATCCTTCTGGTCCCGTCAAACTACCTATTTTGTTATACCCTGTTGGATTACCTAATTGAACAATCCAATTATACAATTCATACCATGACTGCATATCTTCATCAACTAAAAATGTTAATGATAGCGAACCAAACGTGATTTGATTTCCTGGAACACTAATTGTAGAGAATGGCGTATTAATAGCTGTAGACGCAAGTGTGAGTCCAGGCAAGTTGACACTCTGAACTAAAAATGTAAAGTTTGGAATTCTTTTAAGAACAAAATCAAATTTGTTATTAGAAAGAAAACTTTTATTGAATGGTACTATTGGTAGCGTTGACATGTTTATCTCCTCTTGTCATCTATTTATGATAGACAAAAAAAGAGGACCCTAAGGTCCTCTTTTAAATACCGATGTATTCTCGGCTTAATCAATTACATCAAGTTAGTAATTGCAATTCTACGATAGTAGATGTTCTTGTTAGCGAATGCTAATGTACCGTCAGCGGCTGAAGTTGCGAATGGGTTTGCGACCATGCCGTAACGAGTCTTGAATCCAATTTTTGGTTGGAAAGAATCTTGACCAACTGCACGAACCATTTGCAACGGAACGTATGGACAGTAGAACAAACCAGCGTCAAAAGCTGAAGTGCCTTTGTAACCGATTGTTGCATAGTGTGTACCAGATGTTGCGGCGAAATATGGATCGATATAAACCTTGATACGACCATTCAATACACCAGCGAATGTGTTACCTGTGTCATCAACTTGTAAGTTGTTAGATGCAAGTGCTGGAGTGTAATCAAGTACACCAGCCATTTGCAATGCAGATGCTACGTCTGAAGAACAGATAAGCACGTTACCTTTACCTCTACGAGTTGCTTTAGCAATTGCGTTAGACTCACGCTCCAATTGGAACATCAAGCCTTTGAACTTCTCAACAGACCAACGACCGTTAGCATCAACGTCAAGGTTGAATGTACCAGCAGTTGTAACGTTTTCTTGTGCGCCAACAGTAGCTGTGATGTTGATAGTAC